TGACCGCGCCCACCGCCATGCACACCGCCAACACGCCGTAGCTGGTCACCTGGGCGCCGCCGATGGTGGCGGCGGCTTATGGCGTTGGGACGCTGCAAGCTTAGACGACGACAACCTTGGGACGGTGGTGTTGCCGACCGGGCATGTTGGTCCTGGGCGGCGTGAGCGGGTCTTTTCAGGATTCGTAAATGCTTGCTGGTTTGGCGGCACAACCGCAGCCGCTATTCAAGAAGCCATTTTTGCATGTTATGCAGAGGGCGGCGGCACGGTGCTAGTGCCGAAAGGGCACTTTGTAGGTACCGACGTTATCTGGTTTGCCCCTCGCGTCTCTGTTATTGGTGAGGGCTATGAGAGCCATGTGGAAATTACGGGTGGGGCAGTGTTCGGTTACGGGGAGCATTTTCATCCCGCAGCCATTAACGCTGGTCATTATACTTTTCACCCTCTTAACAGTATTGCTGGAGGGAGTGGCAGTGTTACATTGACGAATGCGGCTGATGCGGCAAACTACGCGGTCGGGGATATCGCTATGGTTTCGTCGACTGGGTTTGATTCCCCAGGGATGTTTGAGTTTGTAGAGCTAAATCGCATTGTCGACATTGACGGGGGTGTGCTTACTTTCGAGTCTGGATTTGTTGACGATGTTGCGTCGGCGCAAATTGCAAATCCGAAAGATATGAGCGGTGATAGCGGGCACCCGTTGAATTTAAAGGCCGCGCTGGAAGGTGTTACCCTTAGCAACCTTAGGGCGACGTGCAGTGATCCGCAATACCAAGCATTGCGTTTGAGCGGTTTGTACGACGGTTCCATTCATGACCTGTGGTTGAGTGGGTCTCACATGGCAGCGTTAAACCTCATCACTAAATCTAAGTTTTACAACATAATCAATAACGTCACTGTTGACGCTAATCTCACTAATACGCGACTTGTGGAACTTAAAATGGGTTCCTATCAAACACAGCTTTGGGGGTTGCAGCAGAACGTGGCAGCCCTTGCCGGGGCGACGCCGAGTATACAGCCTCCTTTGAACATTGGCGAGCGTTCGCGCGATATCTCTATTCGCGACGTTATCTTCAACGCTAGCGGCCACCATTTTGGTGAGGATTTTATTCGGCTCTATCGTTGTAATCGTGTCTGTGTTTCGAATGTTAAAGCCAATTTGAAAAGCTGCACAGCTGACCTTATGGACATTCGAACAGAGGCTGTAATGCCCAACGCGAGTTTTGATATTACAAACATCAACATTTTGCTGGAAGAAGGCTCTTTTACTTACGGCATTGCGCTTCGCTCCGTGCCGACGGGCATCGGTCACGTAAACGTTAGCGACGTTAGCATACTGGTGAAAAATCCATCTGCTGGCACTAAAACCGCTATTTTAACTCCCTCTGAACAGTCGGGAACCTACTTGTTGTCAAATGTCAGTATACCGCAAGGGCGTCTGTTGCTAAACGACCCTGGCAACAGCAAAAGCGGTTCGGTCAGGATTGAGAATGCCGTCGTTGACCATATAGCGGCAACCGACCCAAACAACCCTGGTGTTGTGCTTAGCGGCATTACTGTTTTAGACAATACGTCTCAACCATTACCAATTTATGTTCTTAGACATACTCTGCTTACTGGAACGGTAAAAGCGTTCAGTTATGAGTTGAAGCAAAATCCACAATTCTACCCTGATGGTTTCTCTTTGGACATTGACATACGGGGCTCTATAGACGGCACTCGTACGACAGCCACGACGTTAACCCTTACGTTTGCTGGAACAACTGCTTTTACCATGACGCTGGATCCAGCTGATAATGGGGCATTCTGCATCACAGGAAGACTGATAAGTCTATATATACGCAGGTTCTTTTACAACGGCATTTATTGGAAAGCCAATAGCGCAGACACGCCAACAACGGTCAATAAGAGTTATCTAGGTATCGATTACGATTATACAACGACTACGTTGCCTTTGGATTTAGATATTGTGGCCGGTGCGGATACAGTGCAAATATACCATGCTGAAGTTAGGATCTCTATGCCGAACAATAGTGTTTATCCGTCTGCGGACTGGAGTGTTTCGCCGTGAAAGCGGGATACCTACGCCACCGGGTCCGCATTGAAACTGTCACAGACGGTACAGACTCGTTTGGCGCACCGACTAAGACTTGGACCGAGATCGCCGAGGTCAACGCTAGCATCGAGTCGTTGCGTGGGCGTGAGTATTTCGGTGCCAGTCGTGACTTGGGCGAGGAGACGTGGAAGATCACCATCCGCGAGATCCCTGGTGCGCATATAGACGGCACATATCGCTTCATCGACGTGGACACGGGGGCGGTCTTCGATGTGACGGCGGTGCTTGATTCGCACTACCGCAACTTCCTCACCGTGGCAGCAAAAGCCGGGAGCAGCCATCCATGAACGGAGAAGCCGTGCTCTACCAAGCAATGGCCGCCCAAGTGGCACCCGTGCCTGTCTACCGGCTACACGCACCGCAGGCAGACGACTTGCAACCAGTGCGCACGCCTTATGTGATCTTCAGCCGTGAGCAGTTCAGCGGCGCGGACCTGGAGAACTTCTGTGACGCTGATGCGTCGCTCACCGACAGTTACATCGTTGACTGTTTTCACCATGACTATGCTGGGGCGCGTGAGCTGAACCGGCAAATGACTGCGGTATTCCGGGCATTCAAGGCGGCACCGGATTCCGTGTTTGAGGACTACGATGCCGCCATGCGGGTATACCGCGTCACTTCACTGTTCACATTTGGAGGCTAATTCAATGGCCAAAATGACAACCCGGAACTTGGGCATTTACTTGGCCCAAGCTTCCAAGCCCGCTCCGGCGGATACCGCTACCAATGTCACAAACGCAGCACCGGCTGTCGTGACGCCTGCCACTATCGCCAACTATGCAGACGGCGATATTGTGATGGTGGACAAGACTGGCTTTGAGGAGCTAGACGGTAAGTACTTCCCCATCAGCAACGTGACCGCGACCACGTTCGAGCTGGATTGCTCCGACACTTCTGCGCAAGCCGCCGCTGCTACGACGGGCGTGCTGAAGGTCTACAAGATGACCGGCGCTACGGGAAACATGGCGAAGTGGTGCTTGACGAGCTACAGCTACGATCAGCCGCAGGCCGAAACCATCGACATGTCGACGTTCTGCGGCACTGAGTCCGCCAGCGGTCAGCCGCAGCCCGCGAGCTATAGCGTCGCCGGCATCGTGGACGAGTGCGAGGAAGGCATGGCTGAGATGATGGCGGCGCTCAAGGATGGCCGGGAACGGCTGATGGTTATCAAGAAGCCCAGTGAGCCGCCGGCATACGTGTTCCAGACCGTGGACGTGAGCCAGTACAGTGAGTCCTACGAGCTGAATGCTCCTATCACTTTCACATCGGGCGGTGCGATCAAGTCCGGCCCGTGGTCGCTGTACTGCAAGTCCTGCATCGACTATCTGCCGATCAATGCGACTGTGGCTGGTGGGGGTACCGCTACGGTAACCGTGACCTTCAGCGGTGGTCCTGCGGATGCAGCCTACACCGTAACCCTAACCGCGACCGGCCCGACTGGCCCTATCACTGGCCTCACCCCGGTCGACATCACCAAAGGCATGACCGCCGATGCAGTGGCAACCGCTGTCGCGAATGAGCTGAATGGCAAGCAAGACGCTACTTCTGCAGACACCCTGGTTGCGGCTGCGGTCGGGGGCGTGGTGACGGTGACCGAAGCCGGTGGTGGTAACGTGACTGTCACGGCGGTGATTGCGTAAGGCGGCAGTTCCGCCTCACCATAGGCGAGCCCCCCGGCAGACGTGCCGGTGGGCTTTCTTCCACAAACAAGAGAACACAACAATGCAACTCCAAGTCATCCACATCCCAGACTCTCCACTTGGCGCTTCGGTTGAACTGCGCGAACTCACCATGGATGGTTTCCTGGCGGCGCAGAAAGCCGTTGGTGACTCCGACGACACCATGGAGACCTCGATGCAGTATCTCACCCACATGCTGTACGTCGATGGGCAGCCGGTTACTCGTGAACAGCTCGGGCAGTACGGCATGAGTCAAGTGCTTCCGTTGATCAACCACATGAACAAGCTGTTCCCGCAGGCTACTGAGGGGGAAGACTAGCTCCCGCCGAGGAGTTTATCTTCTACCTCGCGTGGGAGCTTAAGATGACCGTCTCTGAGATGTGCGCGAAGATGACCTTCCGGGAGATGACCCGGTGGCAGTTGTTCCTAGAGCGTAAGGCGATGTTGGAGCGCGGCGAGCAAGACCCTATGGACATGGGTGAAGACGACTTTGCCAAAGCATTTGGAGCGCGCTGATGGCTGGTTCATCGCGCATTCTGAAAGAGCATGAATTCCGGTCTGCGGAAGCTTTTCAGCGTGCGCTTTTTAACGATGACCGTGGCAACCCAGAAACGGCATTTCAGTTTCTACTTCGAGAACAAAGAGAGATTCTGAGTGAAGAAGTAGAAACTGCGATGCCGGGTCTGCCAGATAAAATGGATGGGCAGGTTGGTACGCAGGTTTTGAAAGACGTACCAAAAGCGAGAATTTCTAAAATCATAAAATCTAGGATGCCGTTCAGTACAGTTGCGCGGTTATTTGAGCGTGGTGCTGGTTCTATTGCTAATAAAGAAGATGTATTAAACTTTGCTAATCGCGTTCTTTTGATGCTGAAAGCCGCATCTCCGTCGAGCAGAAATAGCCAGTACGGTACACGTGATCATATCCACTATCGTGAAGGTTTTCGGTTTCTAATAGGTGAGACCGCTTACGCACCAGGATCTGTAAGCGTTAATATGGACTTTACGGTGATAGGGGTTACCAATGTCGCTCCACATGCTGCGACTATGGAAAATCCTTCATGGTACAGACCTTTTCATAGGCTATGGCAGCGGGTAAGCAGAGAAGCAACTGCGAAAAACTTAGATTCAAGGTTCAACTACATACGTGGCGGGTCATTGCCAATGTTCCGTGAGGCGTATTGGGAAAACCGTGGGTATAAGGTAGGTGATACAACCCCGTTTAAAACTTACATGCAGAGAAGTGACTATGGTCATCGTCGATGGATACGGTATGCTGTGCCAGTCATTTGGATAGGGCCATTGAACAGCATGGGCGGTAAGACTGGCCGGATTAAATCACGACCCCGCCGTCATCGTAAGCGTATGGATGGGAGAAACCCGTAATGGCCGTTCAAAGAGTACAACGGATCATTGAGATCAAAGGCGATGCCAAAGGTCTCATTAAGACGCTGAAAGATATTGATGCGGCCACTAAAACGACCGCCCGTAATACCCGAGCTATCCAGAAAAACACCAAGCAGATGGCTAGCGCATTTAGCCGCGCAGAAGCCAATATCGCTAAATTCAGCCGGATCATTAAAGGTCTTGGGTTGTTTTATCTTGCCCAGCAATTCTATTGGATGGGTAGGTCTGTCGTTGATTTTGGCGTGTCCATGGTACAAGCTAATGAACAGCTTTACCTTATGGACGTGCGTTTGTCCCGATTGGGTGGTGGTAGCAGTGGTGCAGCCAATGTAACCCGTACTGCTGATTTGGCTAGAGAGCTCGGGGTGTCGTTGGCCGATGCTGCGGATAACGTGGCGCTACTTGCACCAGCTTTTGAGCGCGCTGGTGTAGGGTTCAATGCTACCGCAAAGTTTGCAGAAAATTTGACCAAGTCCATGCGGGTGTTCGGCGTAGACGCACGCCGAGCGCAAATCGTTACTGTACAGTTAGGTCAGGCTCTTGGTTCAGGGCAATTGCAGGGTGATGAGCTCCGGTCGCTTAATGAGAACGCGGGTCAGCTTGGTTTGCAGCTAGAACGCGCTGTTCAAGAAATACTGAGAACCACTAAGACAACTAAGGAGCTAGGTGCCGAAGGAAAACTAACATCAGATGTCATGTTGAGGGCTTTTAATAAAGTCTTTAAGAATCTTGAAAGAGACTTTGAGCGGCTGCCCAGACTGTTATCTTTTGCCGCCAATGATTTTCGTAATGCTTGGACTAATGCAATCTCGGCAGTAGACAAGAAATTTGGGGTCAGTGACTTCTTTACAGGCGTACTGGACGCAATGACGCGTCGTATTAATCGCAGCACTGCGGAAGCTGCTGTTACTTTGGAGGCGATGCGGGCGTTACCATCGGAGGTGGTACAGGAAAGTTACGAATCTGCGATGGTTCAGATCGAGGCTGCGGAAGCAGCACTTGTCAGCCTGCAGCGGCGAGTTGCTACGTCTAATAATCAGCGTTCTATCAACGCACTCAACAAACAGATTAGTGTACTTCAAGAAAGAATCGAGAATCTGCGAAGAACGAGGGCTATTTCGCTGTCGGTGCTGTTCGATACGAACTACGCTGAAGTTCTAGCTCAGAAAAAAGAAATTGCGAAGCAAGTCAAGGTCTTCGTTGACTTTACTATGCCCAATACATTTGGCATGGATGCAGGTGGTATAAAGACGGTTTTCAGTGAAATAGACGCGGAAGCCCAGCAGTACATAAGGGATATATCGTCCGCTTTAACCGGGATCTACGGTGAATCCCAAAGTACGATTGCCAACAGACTGGCTCCGCTACTTGATTATTTTGATAAAGCTGCAAAACAGTTCAACATTTCTCGTGAACTGTTGATAACCACCGCTTATAAGGAAAGCGCATTTAAGCCACAAGCAAGAAGTGGTGCTGGTGCTTTCGGCATTATGCAGATAATGCCTGGCACCATGCAAGAAATTGCAGGGAAAACTAACATTGCCGCTGCGAAAATGGCAGACGGAGTCAATGGTCAGTTTGAAAATATACTGGCCGGTGCTTTTTATCTGAAGGAACAGTTAGCCAGATTCGGCGGCGACATCGAAAAGGCGTTAGCTGGGTACAATTGGGGTCCACATCGCGAGCGTCTAAGTATGCCTGGGCCTTTAGACAAAACTAAAATTCCTAAAGAGACCCAGGACTATATAGCTAAGATCGTTCCCGCACTTCGAAAAGCAGAGCAGTTGCAGGGTAACTTTAGGGGTCTGGAAGAAGACGCCCGGCGACACCAAGACGCCATGGACGAGTCGGCGCAGCGTGAAAAACAGCGGCAAGAAGAAATCAATCGCGTCAGGGAAAAAGCCAAGACCATAGAGCAGCAGTTCCTTGAAGAGCGTAAACGCTTGCTTGAATTATTCCAGGCTGGAGATATTTCGTCGGTCGAATTCGCTCGTAACCTTGAACAAGCTGCTCAGCCTTTGCTGAGAGCACAACAACAGGTCGCTGAAGTGACCAAGCGCCAAGAGGAAGCCATTCGTTCTGGTAACAAAGCATGGGGCGAGTTTATGGTGCAGTTCGAAGAAACCACGGAACGAACTGATATTCTTCGAAGAGCTCAGGAGCTTCTCAATGAGCAGTTAGACGCAGGCGTCATCAATGCACAGCAGTACGCTGAGCGTATGCAGCAGGTTGTGGCAGCCACCGAGGGCATGAAGGAGCAGACAGTTACCCTGGCCTCACAGATTGGGGACAGCTTGGAGGGTGCCTTCGGTTCTTGGATTGACAACGCCGTGGAAGGTACTTTCCGCTTGCGTGATGTCCTTCGCAATCTCGCGCAGGATATCGCTAAGATGGCATTTCGATTTGCACTGTTCGGCAGCAATGGCGCGGGGGGCCTTCTAGGTGGGTTGCTCGGCGGCATCTTCGGCGCGGCCAAGGGGGCCGCCTTCCCGCAGTTGGCCCTGCCTCAAGGCATCTACACCCAGCCTACGTTCTTCCAGATGCCCCAGGAAGGACCCTTAAAGCGATACGCCCGTGGCGGTGTGCTGGGCGAGGCCGGCCCGGAAGCGGTCCTACCACTGAAGCGTGGCGCCGATGGCAAGCTTGGGGTCCAAGGCGGCGGAACTGAAGTGGTGATAAATAACTACTCTGGTGAAGATGTTAGCCGTCGGACACGACAACTTGGTGACCGCGAAATAATCGAAATTGCTATTGGGCAAATGGATGATCGGATACAACGTGGCGGCAATTCTACAGCCCGTGCGTTGGACCAAGCTTATAAGTTACGAAGGGGTAGATAATGGCTTTGTCACCAGAAATGAAGCAGCGCTACACTAGTGAAGTTGACGTAGACTGGTGGGACGCTCTTATTCTTTCTCATAGCGCTGCTGGTTCATATTTTTTGACGAATGACCATCAAGCACAAACTGGTTTGTTTGAAGGGGTTAATCGGGTTTTCCAACCCGTACCGTTTGAAGTTGTGCTCCCTGTTGTGGATGCAGAGGGACAGCAAGATTTAAGCATCCGGGTTTGCAATATAGGTGAAGAGATGTGGAATGCTCTTCAGAATGTTCGTAATAGACCTGAAGAGCCAATCCGGTGTCGCGTTACCCAATACATCAAAGGGGTGCTAGACCCGCAGTACGATCCTCCTTGGGATCTTAGTCTAACGGACTTGACGTTAGACACGTTCGTCATGTCTGGTACTGCCACTAGGATAGACATATTCAACGCTAGATTTCCTAGAGAACTTTATAGACCGGACCTTTACCCGGGTCTGACTAGAAGATGAATGATTTAATCGGAAAACCGTTTCAGTGGCAGGGCCGTGGGCCAAATGCTTACGACTGTTGGGGGCTGACTCTGGAAGTTATGTCTCGGTTAGGTATCAATTGTGATTACGTGCTAAGTTTTGGAAAAATGGATTTCGAAGTAATAAATGAATACATAGAAAACAGCAGGGCGTCTCCAAAATGGCAAGAAGTCTCCCACCCAAAAAAGGGCGACGTATTAATATGCGGGACTTCAAGACAATGGGCTCACGTTTGTCCTTTTGTTGATGAAAGCAGTGTCTTGCACATAACCAAGGGGCAAGCCGGGGTAATAAGGCTAGACCCCAGAGTACTTTACCGGCTTGGCTATAAAAAGCAAAAGGTTTTAAGATGGCTAGGATAATCATTGTTGACAATCCGCTGAACCCATCTGACTACCAAATCAGAGAATGGGTAGGCCCCTACTGTTCGAATGATGGACAGAGCGGCTTTTTGAACAAATTTTATCCTGAGGGTTTCCCGGGCAGCCATCAAACATTTCTAAACAAGGTCCCTCTTCCTGTTGAAGATTATGACCTGGTGCTTGCCCCGGGCGACGAAGTTGTGCTGCTTGTGACCCCAGGCGCACCCGTGGCAGCCGCTGTTGGTGCTGTTGTTAGTGCTGTGGCTGCGAGTCCGGTGCTTGCTGCGCTTGCTGTGGCGGTCGTATCTACAGCGGTCAGTTACGCCCTAGCTCCTAGCGCTCCAAAACTAGATATCGCGTCTTCACCATCTCAAGTGTCTCTGCCGAAAGCAGAGTCTGTGTATAACCTAGCTGTCCCGCAAAATCAAGTTAGACTTGGTGACTCAATCCCTGTAGCTTACGGGAGAAATAGAATAGTTCCTGATTATGCAACACAAGCATGGTCAAAATATCACGAAAATAACCAATGGGTGTTTTTGCTGTTCTGTCTCGGTCAAGGAGAGTACGGTATTTCTGATATTTATATCTCTAACACAAGTGTCAACCAGTTGGCTCCTGGCTCAGTGAGCTACAAATCGTATAGCCCTACTGACCATACACAGACAATTGGCTTTATAGACTCCGATTTTATAGATACTGTTGGGAGCTTCCCAGAAAATGTCATCACTTCTATTGAAGTTTCTGACATTGAATTGAAAACACCAACAGAATTGTCTAGTTCTGGTACGATTTTAGCTGCCGATGCAATTGACGTTACCACGGGCGATATTCCCCCTATTGGTACTACGATATATGTTTTAGGCGTTTCCCATACCGTAGATGTGATTAACGGCTCTCAGATTACAATTTCGCCAGCTAGTCTTGATCAACCTTTCTTACTCTTCAGTTCATTGAGAGGAGAAACCCGAATAGCAAACGGCGACTTAGAGGTTGACGTACTTAATTTCGATAATTTTAAGAAATTGATCGACGAAACAGACCCCGGCGATACATTGACTGTTTCTTTTGGCGGAGTTTCTGATTACGTTATCTCTGGCGAAATTAGTCAAATAACTATTAACTATGTCTTGATCCTGACGAATATAACTCAAACAGGCACAGATATTTTTGCTTCCCCGGATTGGGTCATTTACAAGGACATTGAGATAGAAAAAGCTGCTTCTTCTGTCGGCGACCCCGTGTCGTTTATTTACTATGACGTCTCTACTTTACAACAGTTCATAGTGGGTGGGCCTGGGCAGGAAATAGGGACTATTGAAATTGACTACGTGTTCCCCGGCGGGCTCTATAAAGTAAATAAGGAGTCGGGGGAGCTAGAGTCAAATAGCGTAGACTTTTTGCTGGAGGCCACGCCAATAGACCAAGACGGGAACACTACTGGCGATCCCACTATCTCAACCACCTGGAACGAGACTTTAGCGACAACTACTCCGCAAAGACGAACGAATGGGCTTATTGTGCCTTCTGGTGACTACTACTTGGTAAGATTTGCCAGAACAAGTGCCGCATCTGAGAATGACTCAAGAGTTGTTGACAGGGTGCTTTGGACTGGATTGAAAGGGTTTGTCTACTCTCAGTATGGGAAAAAGGGGTACGGAGATGTGACCCTGCTGGCAATGAAAGTCAAAGCAACCAACGGTATTAGCAGTAACGCTTTGAATAGGATTTCAGTAGATTGCACTCGTAAACTCAATGGAGCCGACACTACTTCTGCCCAAGATGCTTTTATCGATATATGGTCAAATGTGAATTATGGGGCAAACCAAAACCCAAGTCTAATTGAAGG